GAGCTTCTTCTCGGTCTTCTTACCCATAGGTTCGAGGACGGAGGGAGGGGGTGGGGGGGGCGCAGAGGAGGGGAGACCTTCGGGAGTCTCGAATCGGATGGATTCCGATGAGTGTAAATTAAGCTTGGAGACAAAATTTAAAGCAGCGATATTCTCTGGTACCGCGCTGCTTTCAAACCCAGAATACAGGGCCCGAATCCACTCATCACTCTTCCAGCTGCTCCGGATGCTCGCCATCGTAATCAACGTTGGCGCAGATCCATGCACAGCGCGTTCCACAACTCCGTTCAACTGACTCTTGTATTGGGTGTCCAAGAAAGTCAGGTATTCTTTCAGAACAGTTCGACACTCGGTCGAGCCAAAACTGTCCATACGGAGAGCGCACGCGCGGAGATAATGCCAACGAACATCGTCAACATCAGCACCATACATCAAGCTGCCGAGCACCTTACTTGTGTCCGGCACTGGCAGCCACATACCCATATCGGCGTCAAAACCAAATCCCTGAGAAAGGAAGGTCACCTCTTGCAAAGGCCGGGGAGCCCAGCAGGGGGTTTTCGTCGTGACGCCAAGCCCAGACCAAATGGGAGCTATCGTGAGCGGGTTAAACCACTCCACGATCTCATCAGAGACCGTGAAGGTGTTGTCATCGCCACACAGAGCAGCCTCCACATTATCCAGAAACTCGGCGTACAAGGGTCTTCTGTTTCGAGCACGGCACAACTGAATGTACGCGTACGCGAACAACCTGAACAGAATCATCGTGTTGTCAGAAATCGTCGTGGGCACACCACTAGGATTTCCACCGTGCTTGCGCACGAGTTCACCATTCTCAAGAACAACGAGACTGTGAACGATGTGATCATAGATTCGGCGCAACCTCCTCTCATTGTCTGGGGTGCGATCCTTATCACTCATCATCTCAACACGCATGTCACACTGACCGTAAAGCGCGCGTGCGAATAGCGACGCATCAAAGTCACTCTCATCAAGTTCAAACGCGTTCCTCTTGAAGCCTCGGTCAATCTTCTCATTCGATCTCCCTAAGCGACGATACAACGTGTCGAACCCGCCTTGAAACTTGGTAGCTCCTACGAAAGACCAACTGCGATCGTGGCCCCTATAGAAGCGATTGTTTTGATCGAGGACAATCCTATTCATGTTCACGGACAACTCAATAGGTGAAGCCGTAAACGTGCGGTGTTTCGGAACATTAATGCCCCTCTCGTCAATATACTCAAGTTTCGCCCTCGCCCTCAATTCGCGTTTCTGAGAGCAAGTCCAGATAGGCGTGATGTCATCTTCAGGCAGCGCGAGCTGCTCCCAATAATCATCAATTACCTGGGCGGCTTGTTCATCCTGCAACATCTCCGTCTTGTTATGGAAGAAGATGCTCCAGGGGTAACCAGCAGACGTCGACTTGTCCATCTCGCTCAGTGCGTCCTCTTTGCTTAGAACGTCTGAGCCAAACATAAAGTAGAAATGCTGCTTGGTCCACTCGCCAGCAACGCTCCACACCTCCTCGTCCAACTCGGGATGAACCTTGTCGTACTTAGATGCGCTCGCGAAGCTGGACTCCATGTTCGGCATCACTCTTCTGTATTCTTGGGGCTTGGGAAGGCCCTTCTGAGTGCAAAAGAATGAGAATGAACTGTTCTCGACTTCTTTGGCTTTCATCTGCGCAGAGCGCTCGGCACGGCCGATGTACTCCACATTCCCGCGTCGAAAATGATAGCGGAACAGATTACTAACCCCCTCGATTCCAAATTGCAAAAACACAGGTTTCTTCAGATATTTTGAGTACCATGAAGACAAAGTTAAGCAGCTTGGGAGGGGGCCAGTGGAAAAGACGGAATGCTTCCGCTGGCCTTCTGAACAATGACCGGGGTGCACGGAATGAAGCAATTTGCTTCAGATCCCAGACGGCTACAGTGCCACCCTGTGATCTGGTTAAACTCATTGACGACGGGACTGCCGCACGAGCCGTCTCTAGAAGAGACGGCATACACAGCTTTCTCGTCACCAGGAGCTTCACCAATGACAGCGATGACATTGCCTGAATC